CCTCTGGACGTTTCCATGCAGTTTTACGAGCAGTTTTCTCACGGGTTTCTAATTCACGATCTAGTCTGTTATCAGCCATTATCTATTCCTCATCTCTTCAGCAACCTTTTTGGCGTATAGTTCAAGCGGTACTCCTAATTTCTTAGCGATAGCTACTTGTGTCCGCGTTAATGTCACCTTCTTAGGCGACGTGCTCCGCGTAGCGGGAGCGACCACATTAGATTTTCGCTTCTTAGTTTCTTGCTCTTCAGTTTGTCCATCTTCCCCGAAATAATCAGAAAAGGTAGACTGCATACGAGAATTAATTTTCTCGTAGTATTCATCACTACTAGGATCTACACCTTCTTTAACAATCTTCTTGTGTACACCCATAGCATAGGCAGTCATTTCTTCGTCAGTACCAAACCAAGTGTTGTCTTTTGCCCAGTTTGATGCTTTTTCGTCAGGTTGTACTGCCTCTTGTTGACTTTGTACAGGAACTGGCTCTTCTTGTAAAGAAGTATCTACGTCTGCTAACTTATTTAACTTTATCTTAGCATCTGTTAGTTTTTCCTGTGCAGCTAAAACTTTTTCTGCATCACCAGCATCATATGCTTTTTTGTATGCGAATTTAGCGACTTTTACGTCTTTCTCAGCTTCTTTTTTAGTTTGATCTAGAAGCGCTTGTTGGGCCTTTGTTTTAGTTTCTTGCAACGACCTGTTTTCATCCGCTAACTGTTTAGCATACCTTTCAAGCTCTATGCGCTCACGTTCAGCAGTTTCTTTAGCCCTGCGTTCATCGTGGTAGCCCTTACTAAAATGCTGTATGCGTTTACGAACTTTCTCAGAGTAGTTTTCTAACTCTTCATCCGTAACATCTTCTGGTGCGGCAGATGCCTTGCGGTTGCGGTCTTTTTTAGGAGTATCATCGACTACTTCTACTTCGACTTCTTCCTTGGCTTCAACCTCTGGCTCTGGCTCTGGCTCATAATCAGCCGCTTCTTTTTTACCTGAGACATCAATTTCTACTGCCTCAGAATCCTCGATTTCGAGGTCATTATTTTCTTCCTTCTCATCAGGAAACTCAAACTCTACTTTTTGAAAACCCATGTTACTCTCCTTATTACGCTCGTGCTACAGCACGGGGATCGGATACAACGGCTTCGACTGAATCATCATTCATCAAACGAAACTCGGTGTTACCCACTTTAAATCGCGTACCAGTATTGGCACGGAACATTACATAGTCACCTTCCTTACACCACGGAGCAGCAAACCTTTCTTTATCAGAGTAGGCTTCTGTACCCATATCTACCACTAAACCAATAGTAGATAGAACGTGATCCAAGTGTTGCTCTTTGCTAGATTTGATAATGCGGCTTTCTCCAAAAGTTTCTTCTACTTCTGGTAGGGCTACAAGTATTCTATATCCAACAGGAGTCGGTAACGCTTCTTCAAGCTCCTTCTCATTTTCGGGATCTTTTTGAACAATCTTCAAATCACTCATCTTCAGCCCTCTCCATGTCGCCCTGCAACTCGTCGACCACAGTCCATACGTCATTAAGGCCTCTAATTACACCTACAGTTTCTCTATATTCAGAGTAGTCATTCACCCTACCTGATCCAAGATGATACTGCGCTGCTTGCACTCTATCTTCTATCTTACTTTGAATTACGTCAAATATGGTACTAGCCATAAGTTATTCCTTCCGTTTTTGGTTCATTGCGTTGACCTCAGTCTTCATAAGCTCTAGGTCAAGTTTAGTGTTGTCGGCACGTCTATCTGCCGCCAGTTTCGCACCCGCTTTCTGGGCATCAATTTGCAACTCCTGACGTTCAATCTCCAGTTGTTGTAAATCAATTTGGGCATCCATCTGATCTTTCTGAGTTTTACGTTGTACCTCAGCTTGTTTGATCTGAGCCTCAAGCTGGTCTTTCTGCGCTTTGAGCTGCACTTCTTGTTGCTTGAGTTGCATCTCTTGTTGCTTGAGTTGGATGATAGGATCTTGAGCTTTCTTCTGCGCTTGTTGCGCCGCTGCTTGCTGTTGGTTCTCCGCTGATTGTTGTTGACCTGCTTCCATAGCTAGACGCGAGAGTTCTACTTCTATCTCTGGTACTAGCTCTTCGTTTGGTAGCGGCAACGATGCACCTAGTTTCTTCTCTAGTTGTGCTCTGTAACGGAATCCAACGTGTTCTGCTATATGCGCCTGCATAGCTTGCATCATCTGCTGTGCTGCAGGGGTTTTGCCCAATGCACCCATAACCGTAGGGTCTTGTAAGAACGCAGTATGCGTAGCAATGTGGGCTTCGTGGTCTTGATTCAAGAACGCTTTTATGGGGCTACCCGTTAGCGCGTTCATGTTTTCGCTGATCGGATCTGTTGGTTTTACATCGTCTTTCGTAGGTACCAACTTGTCCGCGTTTTTCACACCCAACACCTCAATCATCTGACGGTGTAACTGGGGTAGGTTATATATCTGTGGAGCTTGCTGTGACATCTGTAATACAGTCTGATACTGAACTACACGCTGCGCCATAGTCGTACTATTAGGATCACTTACTGGTATCACTTCAACCGTCTCGTAATCCTGTCTACGAGCAGTCATTTCACCTCGGTGTGGTTCATATCCGTATTCTTCTGGCGCATTCTCTGCCATGATGTCTTTCAACATACGGAACTCTAACTTCATCGCATAATGCACGCGCGCCTGTACAGCAGCCATAGGCTTCAATGCACGCTCTAATAAAGCTAGGGTAGTACCAACTGGCGCGTTCGCAGACATATCAGAGATGTCCATATCAGCTACTGCACCTAGTCTACGACCTTCTGTAGTAATCTGATTAAGTAACGCTAGTAGAGTTTGACTAGGCTCTTTGTATGGTAGCGGCATAATGTTGTCACGTATGCTACCTGATGGCACATCTACGTCTTTAAACTCACCCGGCTCGATAGGCTCATCATCACCTTTAATACGTAAACCACGTGATTTTAGGCCGCCCGGAAGGTTAGATAACGTACCAGCGTCCACCAATTGCCGTATAAGCGACGTTCCTGCTTTAGCGTACCCACCTATTATATGTATCAATCCAAGGCCGTAAAAGCCAAATCCGGGCACATAAGAGTAATGTACGAAGTGTTGACGCTTCATTTCTAGCTCATCATCTTCTTCATAGTTACGTCTAATAGACAGCAATTCACCTGTGCTACGTTCGATAGTAACTACGTATGGTTTAGCTAGATCTTCCTTATCATCAATACCATCTATGTTTAGGTGAGCGTGAATCTCATATAAGGTATAACGATCATCACTGGTTAATTGATAACCCGCTTCTTCAGCTTTACGCTCTTCAATGTCTGTATGGTAAGGTGCTGGATCTTCCATATCCACGTCATCGTAGAAGCCATTAGCTTGCAGTCTACGCACTTCATTCTTAGTCTTACGCATTACATGGGTAACACGTTCTGCTGACTCTATATTAGACGCTCCATAAGGCACTATAACGTCTTCTGCAGGCACAAAGATAGCGCACTGTCTACCCATGTTAGGATCAAAATAAACCTTCTTAAACGCCGATCCTGCAAGCCCTAGGCTATATAGTAGTCTTTCGTGTTCGGGACGGTACTCTACCATACGGTCTGTTAACTCGTAGTTCATGTCCGCTTTTACACGCTCACCCGCTTCTTCTTTCTCACGAGTCTCTTTACCTAGAATTTTTACTTTTACTGGGCCTTGTGCAGGGAATGTCTCTGACATAGCTTCTGCTTGAAATCTAATAGCTGCCTCTGCTAATACAGTAGAGTGTACCCCGCAAGCTCCTTCCCACGGTGCGGTACGCTCTTCATACTTAAATCCGAGGATGTCTAATCCTTTTACGTAAGTATCAGCCCAGTCCTTTCGGCTCTGTATGTCGGATTCTACTAAGCCCAATAAGTCATCAACTAATATATTCTTTTCACGCTCATCCAGATCATCTACTAGATTAGCATCAAACTCTGATTCTTCTTCATCGTCACCGGGCATAAGGGTGATCTCTGCGCTACCATCATCTAGGATAACTGCATCGGGATTTATAATTTCAATTTCTAACTCTTCACCTGTTAGGTTCTCACCTTCAGGAGCTTCCGCTAACAAACTTTTCTCAATAGCCATCATTTAACCTCTAATAATATCCGACACTTCTTCTAGAGAAGTATTTCATTTCTTCTGGCTCATCTGAAGGTAGCCGTATAAATCCGCCCTGCCTAAATCGCATAAGCGCCATAATTGTAGAATCCACCAAGTCATCATTACTCATAAATGGGAATCCCGCTATTTCTTCTATAACTTCTTCTGCCCATCGCGTCTGTGGTACCCAAACAAGTTCAGATGCAATAATATCAGATACAGAATTTAATCTCGCTAGTTTATCACCAGATCCACGGTGAGGGGTATATTCTTGTATAACAAGTCCCATTCTCCGCATTTCTTGATACAATGCAACACCTGAACTCTTTTTCTCTACAATAAACGCATCTGGATCCCACATACTATACTGTTCCATAGCTAACTCTTTTAACTCAGGAAACTCTAAACGTTCCTTTATACTATTTAACAGTATGATGTTATGTGCATTTGTTTCTTCATTAAAAAATACACCCCAAGTCGTTAGCGCAGTGAAGTCAGCTCTATTATGTTTTTCTGCTGCAGAATCCAGCGACATAATAATATACTCACATGAGGGTGGGTTTTCCTTCTCCCATATCTGCCACCACTCTCTTTTTACAATAGCCGCTTCTTCTGCTGTTGGCTGTTGCTGATACTGTGCATTCCACTGGAATAACGGCATAGACGCTTTTGTACGTTCTAACGCCGATAAATCAAAAAACTCAGGCCACAACGGTTTTTCTACAAGCTCGCCATTTTCACCCTCTGTTTCCAGTATTGCTGGAAACTCTACAACGTCATACTGGTCAGACTTGTCATTTTGTGACATATCCTTAACTACACGCCCAGTCAGATCATCCATATGCCACCTAGTCTGGATAATTGCTACCCTACCACCGGGCATCAAACGTGTACGAGCACCAAATGTGAACCATTCGTACGCTTTCTCAAACACACTAAAGTTACCATTAATAACATCTTGCTCAGAATGTGGGTCATCTACTAATAATAGGTGTGCACCACGACCAGCTAGTGCCGATCCTACACCACATGCGTAGTATTCACCGCCCATATTGGTGTTCCAACGCCCTGCAGACTTAGAATCTGTAGCTAGTTGTACAGTAGGAAATATGTCCTTATAGTCCTGTAAACCAAGCAAATTACGCACTTTTCGACCAAAATCTACCGCTAAATCGGTTGTATGCGACACCATCATCACTTTTTTGTCTGGATTTCGCCCTAAAAACCATGCTGGGAAGAAAATTGACACTAATTGCGACTTACCATGCCTTGGTGGGATGTTTACACATGCCCGATCCTTGCTACCATCCTCTAAACCCATCAACATATCCGCCAAAATGCGGTGATGCTTACCTACAATGAAGTCAGGCATCATTCTTTTGCAAAAAGCGATCAAATCATCGTATGCTGCTTGGTTTTTTTGCCTATTATCTAGCTCATCCACCATTTTATTGATCTCAGTGACCTCTTCTTCGGTAAATTCGTCTAGATTATCCAACATTTGTTGGATGTCTTCTTGTGTGAAATCACTCATCTACCGTCTCCGCGTCGATTACGACTTCGTCGCCATCAACTTCAGGCGGATTTACGAGTTTTTCTAGTTTTTTGCGTAGGTTTTTCTTCAAATCATCTGTTGATTGGTGTGTAACTGTCACTTCTGACTTCTCAGCGAACAGTCCTACATCAGAAATTTTACCCAATAACTCCAACGCACGTAGCCTTATCTTAGCATCAGGGTTTTCTGTCTCTAAAATCAACTTATTTGTCACCATATGACGCACAGAGGTAGCAGATTCCACCACAGAACGACCAAATTCACTCAAAATACTGTTTGTAAGTACCAAAGAGGCCGGTGTCAGCTCCGCAACACGCGCTTTAGTAGCTTTTTTGGATGTTTTTTCGGGATCTTCTGCGTATGACATGGTCAACATGCTCGCAACAGCCTCATCTTCAGCAGTCGGAGTAAGATCTAAGCCCTCTTTCTCTAATTCTTTTGCCGTTACGGTAGCAGCACGCGCACGCGCAGATAAATCCACCGTAGGATCGTCGTCATACACAGGAATGCCAACTTCTGGCTCGAGCTTTATCGTCATATTTTAGTCGCAGGTTATTAACCGTAGGCGTATATATACCAAAAAGTTATAAAGAGCGCAAGTCTTAGACTCCAAATACTCCACAGACTCCAAAAACTCCAAATTAGAGCGGTTTGGAGTGGTACACCTGATAACACGTTACAGTAAAGTATAAGACATTTTTGCTTGTCAGGTACTTGCCATGTAGGTGGCAAGCTGTAAAGCAGGTGGGGACTGGGTTTCAGGGTAGGTTGCCACATTTGCCACATAAAAGGATAAAAACATAAAAAATATTTATTATGACACTTTCCCATTACCAAAAATCATGCGGAATATAAACAATATGTATTAGAGTATATATTGTAATAGGTATATAATGGCGGCATTCCTGAAACCCACTACCAACTGGAGATTCTATGTATCCGGATATGTTCCTATTGTCTGCTTGTTTAGTTACTAGCTTAGGGCTTGTTTGTATTTACTTTGAAGATGATCTTCCCTTTTAAAGGATCTAAGTAGACTCATACCTTCTAACTCTTCTTCCCTTGTAAAATCCGAGGCGGTTAACCGTAGCTGTGTCTTTCCTTCTAGTTCCGCAACGGGTTTTACTATTATACGTTCTATATCTAATGCTATGAATACATAGAAATCAGCCACATGCTGCGAACGCAGATTATAAGAATACCCTGAAAAGGTTGGTCTATTGTTGGTTTGATTGAAATGGCAGATGTTTGATGCTTTAACTTGCACTGTGAATAACGATTGGTCTAACGATTGGCACCACAAGTCTATGCCGGATCGGTCTACATGGTGGCACTCTATACCATACTTCTCTAACTTATATATAGCAAAGAACTCTCCGACACGCCCAACGTGACTCGTCTCTCCCTCTACCAAAAGTTGCCCCATACGCCACCTATTCAGATTTGGATCAGTTTTCAAAAGTAACACACAAAAAATTTTTTGCCTAGCCTTTTTTAAACAAGGTGGGGGGTTTTCAAAAAAATACGATTTATTTGAGTAAATTAGTATATATACAGATATAGGATTCCTAAATAGTAAAAACGGGGGGTGGGGGTGCACCATAAATTCACTGCGCGCGCAGTGATGTTTTCCCGTGGGATTGCGTGCAATTATGTGTTAATGCGTTATAATGTGAACCATACCAAAACGGTATACAGTACGCGACTTACTCGCGCATTTACTAAGGTAATATATTATGAAAACTAAACTACTAAACAATGCAATCACTCACGCCAATAAATGGACTGCTGTTACTAACGAGCAAGCTACTACCCTAGAACAAATGGCTAACAATGCTAAGGCTGATTTGGGTGCTAATGCGCATCTAGTCTACCTATCACCTAATGGTAAGAAAGGCGGTACTTTATCAGCTGATGAATACCAATTACTGCTAGCCAATACAGTCGCATCATTCGGCGGTGAGCACGAGCAATTCATAAAGAAAGGAAAATTTGTATCCTTTGACAGTGCAACCAAAAAGAAACTATGCACATTTAAGGGTAAAGATAGCTACACATATAAAGGTGATATTAAGCCCATGACAATGGGAGTAGCTATGCAAATTGCTAAGAATGACGCATCATCTAGACTAGATAAAATCAGTAAATGGCTCGACCCTGATTTTAAAGGTGTTGTTGGCAAATCGGAAAAGATTAAAGATGATACCGATTCCACTGCGCGCGCAGTGAAGTCTAGCAAGGCTCCGATTGATAGGATACGAAAAGCAATCGAATCAGCACGCGACATAGCCAGTAATGATACCGCGCCAACATATGATCCAGTCGCACTAATAAGCGATATCAAAAAACTACTAGCAAAACATTGCAAGTAATCAACATAGCCCTGCTTCGGCAGGGCTTTTTTTTGCCTTTAAAAAAGTGCTTTTGATATTACCCTGCCAAACAATAGATACCAGTAATTAGTGTAGTGGGTAGCCCATCGGTTCACTGCGCGCGCAGTGAAAGCCTTACACAGTAGAACACATTCCTACACGATACCAGTGATTAGCGTGGCGTTGAGCAAATGTTACTTTGTAATGTTACCAATGTTACCCTAATGTTACCCATTTGTTACCAAATATTTTACAAAAAGGTAACAAAGTAATTTCGTGTAGTATCGTGTAGGTTGATGGTGTAGAGTGATATTAGCATTGTGTAGCATTGTGTAGTTTTATCTATCTATAATTTAATATATTTATAATGTTACCTTTTTAAGAAAATATATATATAGCGTTTATTTCAGGGCACTCTGGCAGATTATCTCCCAACACAAAAACATAAATAAAAATATCGCCTCTCATTTTCTCAAAAGTTGGTAACAAAGTAACATTCCGCACCACTACTGATCTGTAGCCAAAATCAAAAAGTAACATTGTGGTAACATTACAGCGTTTCTGTAACATTCATTTTGTAACACTTTCACCATCATACACAAACATACACGAACCACCATAACTTGACATAACACCCCATACATGTAATAATATGTAGGTAATCGGGTGATAACTCGTTTACAGGTTCTGTGTCGCAGGTTGTTCACTGCGCGCGCAGTGAATTTATTTATCAATGAGGTATTTATTATGGAAAAGCTAGACTTCAACAACAGCCTATATTATCTGCTAATGGATCATGCAGGTGTTGCCGATGAGACTGATGGACAGCGACTAGCAGGTTGCAGTGTCGATCAAATGTTTGACGATATGTTCGAGCGCGAGTTCACTGCGCGCGCAGTGAAAGGGGAGTTACAAGATGACTAATATAGCACTTGAACGCGCCCTGATGAACGTACGCGACATACAAAGCTACGTGCAGTCTGTTGACAGTATGCCAAACATATTGGTTGACGGGTTACTACAAGACTTAGAGTTTATCGCCAGTGAGATTGAGTATTACAACGGTGATGTAGAGCCTAAGCCTGAGCCTGAACCATCTAAGTCTAGGGTACTGGTTGACTTCTTTGACGAGTTCGCTAACGACTACGACAGACTGGTAG